ATATCTGGGGCATCATAATCGTCCTGACCAACTCTATGATCTATCGCTCTGGCTAGTATGAGTAGTTTCCTATTCATTTTACTGTTTAAGTTTTACCATTACAAATGTTCCAATAAAAGCACCAGATGCTAATGGAATTAGATAATATATGTTTTTACTATATGATACAACACCAAATGCCAATAAACTATAAATTACTGATGTAAGAAAAGCAGCGGTAACAGCGTGTCTATTATTGACTGATATGATATACCAAGCATATAACATATCTATAATAACATATGTAAAAAAAATCATACTTGCAGTTATCAAAGAAAAATCATCCATTAGTTTTATTCCTACAACTATCACAAAGAGTAGTTATCCATCCTCCTTTATTTGGTTTGCCAGCATTACCACAAACTTCACAAACTTTATAACTATATTCTTCTGCCATACCAACAACACCATCTACATAATCATCACCACCACTATAATAGATTCTTAATCCACCATACTTCTCTTTTACTTGATCAAATTTTACATGAGAGTAAGCAAGTTCTTCTTTAATCTTTTCTGGTTGATCTGCTAGAATTCTTTTCCTATCCTCTATGTTTTCTTCGTGTTGAAATATACGCCAACAAACAGATGACAATAATTCATACCATCCGTTTCCTACTTCGCATCCCCAACACATACACGATTCCATGCAACTTTTATTCCTATTGGAGAATAAGTCGGGATACTTTTCATAAAGTTTATCTTGGAGTTCGGCGTCCATTTTACTTAGTCTTATACTTTTTCTGTTTTTGAAGTGTAGAAAGAATACTCATATATTTTTCAGCATCACTTTTAGTATTAAATTCAGTCACAATAGACTGACCATCGCTCTTTGGCAGATTAATAGGCTGACCATTCTGAGTAACAACAAACTTACCATTCTTTTCAATAACACCAAGACTCATAATTATCCTCTGAGTTAAAAGTAAGAAACCACAAACGTATTATACCAGACTATCGGCATTTGTCAAATCAGACTGTACCATTTTTCCATCACGCACAACATAAATCTTTGCATTACCACTATATCTAATATAACTTCGTCCACCATCAATCATATTACCATTATTGAAACTCTTAAAATCATGGTGAGATTTACTATATTGAAGATCGCCGTTATCATCTTCTATCATACCAAATGTAAATCTCTCTACTGCGTCAGCACTAAAAATAACGTATGATCCATCTTCATAGTTTGGCGCTATACCAAAATATCTGTTACCAAACTTTGGATGAGGAGAATTCCTATAGAAAATATCCACAGGACGATCACTAGCGTTATAGTCTGTGGTACAAACATAACTGATTGGAACACCGTCCTTATCAGAATAATGTTCGATAACCTTCTCAATACTTGTAACAGGGAAGTGTTTAATCATTTTCAGTTCTCAAATATTCGTCAATATCAATCTTAAACTTATCTGTTTCACCTAAAACTACAGCAGCATGGTATAGAATATGATCGCGTGGATCATTTCCATCGACAATATATTCTTCATAACTCAGTTGCTCACTATCACTGTCCCAAATATATCTAGCACATTCCATAGCAGCATCAGTATAAAATAGTTCGGTTTGAGTTTTCATTAAATATTCTCCACATTTTTTTCAATAATATTAGCAATAGTCGTGAACTTACACCCAGTATCATTTAGTATAGATAGATTCTTATTATCCTTATATTCACCATATTTATCTTTTACTTTATAGATAAACTCACCAGTAGAGTCCTTAATTCCTGCCCATTTTTTAACAACGCTAGGTAGCGATCCAGACTGGTTATTGAAAATAACAAATCCATAATTATTGGCAAAGTTTTTTTCAACCATTTTTTCAATACCGCCAATTGACCCATTAATTAGTTTTTTGGTACGGGTTTTGAGAGTTTTCTTGTGGTTCTTTTTCATTTCATAATTATACAATTCACAAAGAACCCCCAAACAACAATGCCTAACTTGATTCTTTTTATTATACTGCTTGAGGTAGCCTTCGCCCCTTTTATATTTACCACTCCTAAGAGCCTTAACCCATTTTTTAGCAATTTCTTTTTTCATCGTCTGTTAACCTTTCTTGCTGGATCACGCCTTTTAGGTTTATTATAATGAGTAACACGAATAGTTTGTTCAAAAGTATATGGATACATATTATTGATTCTCATCTCTGGAATAAGATAAGGATCAGACGGGATTTTGGTTTCAGAATATCCAAAACTTTCCACAAACCAACCAATACTACCCAAAGTATTTTTAATCCAGTTATTCTCAGCCATACTGAGTCCATTTCCTTTCGGTAATAATGTCCTTAAACTTTTCGCCAGCAGGAGTAAGTTGAACCATACCATCTACGCAGAAAATACAACCATCTTTATCGCCGGGATTATCATACCTATCCCCACCTTCTTCATCATAACTATCGAAATATAGAGTCAAACCAGTGTTCTTATTAAAGGAATTTTTTAGAGCGACTACAAGTTCCTCATACTCTTGAAAAATATCCTCCACAATCTGATCTTCGCTCAAGCCAAGTCGGATAACAGGATTGGACTTATCATTGGATACTGCATCATACAAAGCATCATTAACCATATCTGGATCATCCCAACCTAGCCAGCGACCAAATATTCCCCAACCCACATCTTTAAAATACTTAGATTTTTCAATAGCCTTGATTTCGTCTGGACAGATTTTCTTCAAATCCTTGTATTCGATAACAAAACTTCCAACAGCAAAACTACCCATTCCCATATTTTTTTCTCCAAGGGCGACAACACCATTGTACCTTGTTATCGGCAGTTGTCAACAGCACCTTTAGGATTATTTAGTGCTTCGTGGATGACCCTTGGGCAACAAATCATTATCCTGTTTATAGTTAGGATTTGATGGGCGACCATTTCTCAGTAAGTATAAAAACGCATTAACTCTTGCTATTGCCCAACCATCCCTACTCATTTTAGGAGCATGACTAGTGCTAAATGCTCCTGCTCCCCTTCTGTATACCGCTTTTAACATACCAAGAGTAGCCTTACTTCCTTTATCTTTTTTATTATGCTCAGTAACAAGTGATTGTAATCTTTTAATTACCGATTCATCAAGCGAAATGTTTCCCTTGTCATCTTTTGCACTATCTGGCTTGTTTTTCTTTGATCCTTTTTTCTGATCCTTTTTAGGAGCTGGAGTTTTTCTTGGATCATTTGGCCCAGGTTTTCCATATTGTAATGCTTCTGCTGTTTCGCCTTTACCGTGCTTACAATGCTGGCGACAACTAAAGCCTGGAACTTGATTTGATTTGCCACAATTACAATAACTCATATCCTTTGCGGATAAGTATTCTTTTATTGCTTCTAAATATTTATTTGTTTGCATAGTGTCCTCGCTTCATATTATACACCATCAAAATTTTCATTAAATACTACTAATAGTCTATTGGTGATAATTTATTATTAGATCTTAGTAATCGAAATTTAAAGTTGTCAAATAATTTTAAAGTATTATAAGAGTTATCAATAGTATATTTTAAGTATTTTTCTGAATGATATGTTTGGGGATTTACTATTAGATGATCGTATCTACTACAATAAGTTTTTAGTCCTTGGGTATCTAGTATAGCAAATCTGTCATTGTATCCATTCCAATGATTAAAATTTGGAATACATATATTATATTTTGTTGATAATATTTGATTATCTAGAGGTTTTTCGAATAAACAATCTGGTCTACAAAAAAGATACTTTGCATAGGAGGTATTTAGAGAACTTAATATTTCATATATCTTTTTTAATCCATATAGTTGTCTTATTCCATGTTTTGTCAATAGTTCAGATTCATTACCCCAATCTTTTGTATACCCACATTTTGATAAAGTTTTTTCTACCCAAGTGTCCAAATTTTTAATGCTCTCGCAATTTGTATCTAAAATAACTTTTTGTGTAAAGATAAAATATTTATTAATAGATTTATAATCTATAGGATGATTTTCTTTGGTTGATGGTCTAAAATAATAACTATTATTATAGGTTACTATAAAATAATCAATTATATATTTTTGACTCAGACTATCCGTAATATGTTTAGTAAAAAGTTTATAGAGTAAATTGTTATAATTTTTAACTTGACCAAAAAAACATATGGCAAGATGATTCATAGTTTGTTTACTCTTTTAATAATTTGTTTACAAGTTCCTTCTAAAGTAAAATAATCTTCATAAAGTGTTTGTCCTATGTATAACATTTTTCTATATTGTTCATTAGAAATATTAACTAATGTATCATATATTTTAGATGTATCAGATATAATTATGGCAAATTCTGTCCAGTTTAATTCATCGCACCAAGGTAAAAAGAGTTTATCTGTTACAATTACTGGCACACACCCTAATTGAAAAGACTCATATAATCTAAAAGAATTTAATCCATATCCTCTTGGACATAATAAGAATTTGCTTCTCATAGCATAATATATATATTGAAAATAATTTTGTTTATCAATATATTGTGACCATTTTTTAGTATTAATACTAATATTAGGTTTATTTTTTAAATGATCAACCATTCTCTGTCTAATTCGATGAGTAATTGACCCATGAAAAGAACATAACAAATCTCTACTAGATACACGATAGCATTTTTTATCATCATCTGGTATTTTTGAACAAACAAGTGGAATAGGTATACCTCCAGAATTACCACCAGCACAAAATTTTTGAGTTTTTTTTGGCAGTTTTTCTAGAATAGCATCATCATGTTGAGATACTGTAAAATACAGTAAATCATCATTAAGTTCATCTAATATTTTTTGTAATCCATTTAACTTTTTTTGTAAATAACATTCTGTCCAATAAACTGGTATAAAAACTTTTGTTGTTAGTATTTGATTATTTATTAAATATTTATAGAAAAATTCTTCTAGGTACTCATTTTTATGATATGGAGGATAAGGCAAATGAAAAGAGGTCGGTCTATATATTGATAATTTATCGGTTATCATATAGATTTCTAATCATATCTAATGTTTTAATTTTATTTTCTACTCCTACAATCCAATTAGCATGATGTAAAACTATATTTGATGGTATGGTTATTTTTTTATTAGTTGATAACCCAGCAACAAAACCAGTAGTAAAAAATCTTCTAGATAATTTTTTATGTTTACACATACGAAGAAATCTATTCAGAGTCTTTTGATCACATCCTTGAAAATTAATTTTCATTTTTTCAAACATACTCAATGTTTTTGAATTAGCTTTACAAATAAAAACTCCTGAATTATAACTATGAATATCATCTTGACAAGCGATATCATTATCTCCAATTTCAGTTAATAAAATATCTTTAAGGTTAATATCAAAAAATTGAACATCAACGTCACAGTAAAAAAAGTAGTCGTTAAAATTTTCTAAACACGCTTGAATAAATATTTCTATTTTTTTAGCAGTAATTTTACCCCAGCCAGTAGAATAGTAACTAGCAGTTGGACAGTCTTGTTGTTGATATTCAAGGATATGAGGCGTAAAGTCTTTTGATAATGTTTTTAAAAAATAATTTTCATATAAGATTTTATGAGATGGTGTGTATAGTGAGTAGATGTTCATTTATCTTAATGTAGATTTGAATCTACCAATAATTGAGCCTTGATATGTTAATGGAGGATTCCACCAATACACTTTATGATTATGCAAGAAATGTTGTGCGGACAACTCCCAATCTGAGACTAAATTAAAAGGAAACCATGTGGAAGATAAATCTTCTACTGTTTTATATCTTAGTAAAGTAGAAGCACCGCCTCTAGATGATGGATTGGGTTTTAGATAGTATTTATTTATATTTGGAATTTGTTTGGTCAAACTTGGAAAATCATTAAAATAAATAGCATCCCAATGATCTGGAGTTTGAGATAAATTAGAAAAGAAAAGATTCTCAAAATCTTCACAAAGTATCACATCATCTTCAAAAATAATACAATAGTCAAAATTATGAGATAGTAATTCTTTAAATACCATACCAAATTTAATGGTTACAGAAATTTCAGCAATAGTTAGTATTGGTTTATGATGCCTTAATCCTTTGTTGCCCCATAAACTAACCTTTTGATTCCACTTATTTGGATTAGACTGTTTAGGTTGATATAACTTATTAATAAGTTCTCCGGTCAACTCATTTTGATCGTAGTTTTCATAAAAAGTATAGTCTGTAAAATTATATTGGTTTAGTTGCTGGATTACAGATTGTTTTCTAGACTTTAAACGCTTATAATGTAAAATTATAGTTTTTGGTAACATTATTAGTAAAAATTATTCCCTTATTTTTTTTCACCAGCATGGGATGGTCAAATTTTACTATATTACTAACTACCCATCCATATTTACACTTATCTGGATTCCAGCCATAAAATTTATCATCTTCTTTTACTCTGTGTCTATTATAGTCAGAAAGCCACAGTCTTTTATCTGTATAAAGAAAACTATGACTAAAAGTAATTGTGCCAATAATACGAGATTTAAATTGACCATTTTTCCCAGGAGTTTCAATCAATGCTAATTCCACCCCCTCATACTTTATGGGTAGTGGATAGGATCGTGTCTCAACACTTTTAGTGCCATCTATTAAAAGACGCGACCAAGGAATCTGAATGTTTAAACCAGTCAATTAATTGTCCTCTGGAGGTTCTGGAGCAACCATCCAATGAGTAACAAATTTAAGAGTTGGATACGGTTGTAATCCGGCGGGATCATCTTCTAGATATGCTATCATATCCACATATTTGTTATCATTTATATTTCTACAGACGATGAATCTGCCTACTGGTGGTAGTGGATATTCTTTTATTGATTTCCATTCCTTATTCATATATTAAAGTCCAGCATTTCATTACCATCTTCATCCTCATATCCGTAGGTCATATTCTCAATAATTCCACGGATTCTTTCGTTATAGGTTTCTTCATCAACGCTTTCCAACCAACCATCAAGAAGTTCATAGGCAATTTCTCTGTGCATAGCGTTCTTGAATTCTATAGGCCAATCTTTTTCTTTAAAGATTTGACGAATTTGATACGCAGTATATTCATCAAAAATATTTGACATAATTTACTCCTTATATAATCCAACTGTCAGATCATCTTTGGTATAGTTTTCATTACGATTATATGCTGGAAAATTTCCATGAAAAAGAGGATCAATCATCTTAATAAAATTATCAGTATATTCAGCACCAATCCAAAAATCATCAAAGACTTTAACTTTTTCCACACTATTATTACGAACCACAACAAAAACCCAATTCATATCAAGTCTCCAAAAATTTGTTGATGAAATCGGCCAAGCCCTTGAGTTCTTCTCTGGACATTTTGAATCTCATAACATCCCAAGAAATAGCATTACAAATCTCAAGATCAACAGAATCTTGATTCTTTTCAAGATCAAATCTGAAAACATCAGCCTTGTAAAAGTCTGCTTTGATAAGATCGTTCATATTGTAACCTCAATATGCCACTTATTACCATGAAGTTCAGCAACAACTCCCATATTCAATTTAACCAGTTCGGATACAATTTCCGCCAATCTTTGAGTTTCGTTAATATAAAGATAAATCATTTGGCATCCTCATGGAAAGAGTTATCAAAACTCTGAAAAAGACCATCAACTTCGTCCACAGTCCAAGGATAATTGGGACTATCGTTTTCGTAATGCTTCAAATGTTCGCTCAAACATTCAAGAGCATCCAAAATCATTGTCATATCATGTTTTTCAATGTAGTAGTTCACAAATTTCTCCAATGGGTAAGCCGTTAGTATACTACGTTATCGTCAGTTGTCAAGAGCAACTAAAAAGAAAGTGGCGACAACTTTTAATTCACGTCATATTTTCTCCAGAAGATATGTGCTTGACATTTTGGACAAACATAGTTCCATTTTTTAGGGCCACAAATATGGCAAACTGTACGATAAAGTTTAAACATTCAGCAAATTCTCCTTTTAGATAGTCACAATAAGATTCTAAGTCTACTACTTTCAAGTGTCGTTGTTTGTATTCTGATTTGGTCATTTAGATAATATCCGCCTCCATAAAATCCATATCCAGATATAGTTCGTCCCAATCTGCCTGAGTAACATTTCCCACTACCAAATAATTATCATCCTTAGAATAGTCTTGATTTCTATCATACTTAATATAAAAACCCTCAGACTCATCAGACTTCATCTGATTAAGATCAATAACCAGTTCGTTAGCCTCTTTATAGCCAGTAACATTACTAAAGCACTTAATAAGACTCATCATTTTTCTCCAATGGTTTTGTAAATAAAATCGGCCAAACCCCTTAGATTATCTCTGGTGGTTTGAAAAGCCACACAACTATCGTTACGATCATTGTAGACGGAAACATAACAAGAACACCCACCTTGCATAAACATTTCTACACTAATATCTTTATCAATAGTATACTGAGGATTATCAATGCTCATCATATAATCATCTTTCATACTCATTTATTGTCCTTTCAATTAATATTAGTAGTTCGTCATAGTCCAATTTATCTGCTCTAGACTCGTAAGGAAACTCATGCCAATTATAAATTCTGATTAGATACGGATTTTTCTTTAGACTTTGATTATAATGAACTTCCACAAGATAACCATTGTAGTCCATTTCGCCTAATTTAGTTGGTATCATTCTTGTCAATAACTTTATAAATAAAATCGGCTAAACCCCTAAGTTCCTCCCTATTCAAAGGAGCATGAGCAAATTTGCTACTAAGAATCAAATCATAAGGATAGTCTTTGAGTTTATCACTTTTTCGCTCATAGTTCTTACTAACGTGCAAAACAAAATGGTCGCCACGAAAAGTAGACAACTGTTTCATTTCTTAACCTTTTTCTGTGATAGTCTTGTTTCGCTTTTTCTTGACTGAGGTGCTTTAGGAATGATATTATCAATATTCCTATTAAAATCCCTAGTTCTTTTAACCAGTTCTTTTCCAACATTCAATTTCTTTTTAGGCTTAGGTTTTTCGTACTTAACACAAAAAACATCCATTTCTTCAATATAAGCATTACGCCAGTAGTTATCATAAGATTCTAAATACGATTCTGCTACTTCTCTCGAAATGCAAATCATTTCTAGTTCTTCCCTAATACTACCAGCACCATGTTCAGAAAATATAGCATAAACTTTCATTTGTTTTTTCGCTTTTCTTTAATCTCGTATTCTTCTTGGCTTAAATATCTTTGAGTTTTTATATCAAATGAAGAAAACTGTCCCATTCCCAAACATTCACCACAACTTGTTTTTTCCATTTTCGGCCCAGCAGCACCATATTCTTGAAGAAAAATTTGGTATTGATTTTCGGCTTTGTCGCAATAAGAATAAGCATCACCGTGTTCTAGTTTAACACACTCTTTGCATTTGTCAACCATTAAGTGTTTATTCAAATAAAGTTGAACTTTAGCCATAAACATTGTTCGATTAACATCTTCAACTCTTTCGCCGGTTCCTTTACAGTATATGCAAGTTAATAGATGATCTTGATATTTTTGATTATAGTATGCTTCTAGCCTCTTTTGTTTTAGATAATCGTACAGATTGTATTTGTCCCAATATGCAGGGAATAAAATTATAGCAATAATCAGAGCGATTGTAGAAATAAACGCTAAGTATTCTGTAAAAGTCCAGTTCATATTTTTCATTCTGGTTTCTCCACCAATTTAACAACACTTCCATCCTTAAATTTAATTTCAATCCAAGTTTTCCAAGGACTATTAAATCCAGTATAATGTATAGTATACACTCCCACTATAGGACAGGTTTTCTTGCCCAATCGCCCCATTAGATAATTAATTAGTTGATTCATTCCTGTTCCTTGTTTTGTTTCTTATGATATTCTATACCAGATTCAAATCCAGCCGCAAAATAATTAAAAGAATTTGGTACACTCTTATACCATCCTTCCCCAAGCCATATTGGTTGTATATTTTTTTGACACTGTTCGTATTGACTAGTTAAGAATTCTATAAACTCTTGTTTAATCATACTTTCAAGAATATCTTTAGTGATAATAGTATCTTCTATCTGTTGTTTAGAGAATTTCATTTTGTATCAAGGCCCATATTTACCATCGCTAAATCCCTCCTTATACCCATCATCATATGCTGTTTCTATAACTATTCTGAGTAATGCCAACAATTCTTTAGGAATAGTTAGATTTTTGTTTCTTACAAATATTTGATTAATATTGTGTTTTTCGATCCAATTCTCAAATTCTTTATTATTCATTTTTGGACAATTTCTTATAAGTTAATGGAGTAGGATGTTGTTTTCGTTCTGTGGCCGCAACTAATTCTCCGTCCTCGTTCATTACTGGTTTAGTTTTACCATTTTCTATAATTAGATGAAATGCCTCGCCAGTTTCAGTATCCGCCCAAACTACCCAATTTAATGGATTACCATGAGCATCAAAAACAGAATATGAACAATGTTCGGGAACTTTAAGTATCATTTTTTCTCTGGTTGATTCACAGAAGTAATGAAATTCTCAAGATTTTGAATATAATCTACTAATTCTGGAATAGTATTTAAATATCCATGTCTAATAACAGCACTATACATATTAATATTTTTTGCCCCTTCAATATCCCCAAATGTTGGATTAGCAGTAACCATCAATGTTTCTGTTGGCTTAAAATTTGTGTCTTTTTCTATGGTCTTATAAGCATCAAAATGAGGTTTGTACACTTTGTGTTTATTTAAGTTAATAATATAGTTCCAATAAATATTGTTAGATTCTGATATGGTTTTAATTAAATCATAAGAACCATTGCTTAATGCTACACAATAATATCCATTATCTTGCAAGAGTTTTATTCCTGCTGCACTATCTTCGTGGGCCGTTAAAGCATACCAACTATTAGGGAAAGAGTATGGAGAAAAATCTTTTTTATTTACATGATCTACATAGTCTTGTATTTCTGTTCTGGATATATTGCTCATATCGAAAACAGTACCAAAACAATCAAAAGCAATACATTGAATCATTTCTTTCACCCCCCAACTATCTAAAGTAATTGGTTGACCATTTTCATCAAGACCAAGTATGGGCCTAGCATAATTCCATGCCTTATAGTCTAAATGATGCTTCCATCTATTGTCTGGTAAATTATTTTCATCCATCCATTGTTTATATGCTGTATGAGCGGCATGACTGGACTTGAATCGTTCAATTAGAGTAAATTCAAAAGTATCAGTACGACGAATAATATCAGCCCCATAAACCAGTTCGTTCCCTTGTGGTTGGCCGTATTTCTCAGAGTATTTCATTTAACAATAATCCTTACATTTTAAATGAATATTGTGATTATAATCATAATTGTGTTTTTTGCTAATTGTTTCAACGATATCAATAGATTTATAGTAGTTTGAATCAAGAAGTTTAGAAGATATGAGATTCAAAAGTAATTTTGGTCTTAGAGACTCGCAAATGATTTCATAAGCATAATCTTCTTTGTTAATAGTTCCAAATCCATAAACACAAAAATATTTATCTGAACTTGGTAGTTCATCAGTAAATACTTGTAAATCTCGTATAGATGATAAATGTGTAGTGGATGATTCAAAAGATTGAATTCTTTTATTAAAACCATCAATAAATGCGTTAGCCGCACTTTCATAATCTCTATAAATGGTCATTGGTTTCTTTCCACTAATTTTTCAATTCCACCAACAGGCCCATTAACTATCTCCATCATTACTTTATTACATTCTAAAATATCTTGATAAATAGTTACCATTTCTTCATAGTTTTCAAATCTAGAAGATAAGCGAAGTTTGCCCAATTTTTTTAGACTGTCTAACTGTTCATTTAGTACGGTTTTAATATCGTCAATATCTTCTTTGTTCATTTATTTTCCTCCAACCATTCATAGAAAACCTTATTAGCCTCAAGATAACTATCGAAGTAAGCCACTTTCTTAAACTTAAAAGGCCCAATCATTCTTAAAATTAGTCGCCCGGGCATATAATTCTTGTTGTTTACTCATCTTTTAAGAAGCCTTCGTTTATTTTAACTCTGATACCATCAGTATGAAATATACTAAAATCCGTTTGATATAATGGAAGATTAACTCCAATAACTTTATTGGTTTTTCCGCATCTAACCAAACTAATATCAGCACCTTCTCCCGGTATCCATTCACCATAAGTAGCAGCAGTAGTATCTAACAATAGTTCTATTCTATCATTTTCTTTGTCTATCCATAAAGATGCACAAGGCTTATATCTTGTTGCTTCTTTTATCCAAGAGTCCCAATCAAAATTATCCATTATCATAAACCTTTTCTTTACTTACTAAAATCTCGTCGTTTTTATATTTTTGATTAAATTGTTCATCATCCCAACAAAATTCTTTTTGACAAACTTTCATCAAAAAACTCTTATTGGGTTTATGATTGGTATATAAAGTATCACCAGTGCTAGTATCAACAACCACATAAATAAATTTGTTTTTCATAGACTTCCTTTTTGTATTGAAAATGCCCCAATTATCTGACGTTGAAACCCTAAAATACGGGAAACAGAGGTCAAGGACATTACCTCCCGGCGATCAACCCGGTGGTGACTGTTAGTTCAGTTCTTCTCCAGTATTATACTCAATTACCGGCTTTTTACAAGCCTCTATCATTCTTTCTAGGTTCCACTGCAACCCCTCTAAATCATCAGATATTGGATGAGCCAAACTTTCAGAAATATTAACAATATCCCCGTTTTCATCACAATAAATCTCATGAATACCGTAACTAATATCAGTATCTCCAAGAGGAATTTTAGTTACCGTTTTTACTACTCTATAAGACCAAGACATTACTCTATCTCCAAAATATTTATATACAATTCGGTAGTTAATATATCAACATCCTCAATCTCGTCTTCTGAAAACATATCGTACAGATTTGCTCTAGAAAACTCACTAATATCACCAATATGAGTTGGCGATTCAATATCATTAGTATTTTTCCAAAACTTTAATTGTTGTTCAAGAAATTCTATAACTTTAAGTTGTTTGTTTGAGGGTTTCATTTTTAGAATCTTTTGATTGTTGTGAACTAAAAACTAGATACAGATTTGCCAGATCATCAAGAGAATAACCTTTATTATGACGTATTCCCCAGTTTGTCTTATCTTTCATATTTTTGTGCATAAGAGATAACGAATCTAGAATCATTTCATAAAAATACTTCTTTAGATTTTCTTGATCCACACTTATCGCTCTGAGTGCGGACTGAATCTTATCATGGTTTATACTCATATTATGTCTTTCTTTTGGGTAACTTTTTAGATTCTACAGTAGGTTTGTTTTGTTCATTTATTTCTGGTAATTCCAAAGTATCAACCTCTGCTGATCTTATAGCATCAAGCATCTTATTCAAATGCTGTAGTCTCTCGACCAACTCCTGACCAACATTAGTTTGTTTATCGGTACTCATGGTAGTTGTAGTTTAACAGAAATTTTTCTTTTGTCAATCCGGTATTCCGCTCTCTAGTCTATATAACATAGCCTCTATTTGATCGTAGTTTTGCTCTATAATCATTTGTCGTGGAGTTTTATTGTAAAATGCCGGATTAGGAGAGTCCAACCAAGCATCAATAAATTCTTCTTGTACTATTCTTTTTAGTCTTTCTTTAAGTTTTTCTGTAGTTATCATTGTAATCCTAATTCTTGATCTAAATCACTCAATCGTTGTAATGCCGCTAATCTTTTCTTTTGGCTTCTATAAATATCTACTGACCTATTATGTAAATCAACAATGTATTCTGCTGTTTCTTTATCTATGCTACCATCTGGAATAATATATTCAAACTCATCAACTCTTTCAGTTTCACCCACCTTATTTTTATAGAGTATCTTTTCTGTCGGCAGTATAATTCTGCACCAACATTCTTCTCCAACATTACAGGTGGTTAATTTCCAGGGTACAGTTAAACTATAACTTTGGGCTTCATCGTAACTGTCAAATATTTTTTCGCTCATTTTGATACCACAACAGTAACACCATCAAAAACAAACTTATCTAATGTATCAGTAATATACATCGGATGTTGAGTTGGTTTATTAATTACATGAAAGTGCATAATTAGTTCATTATCTAGTGATAGATTTTGCGACTCTTGAAGATATTTGGCAATAGCGACTTTTACATCTTCTACGGTCAAATCTATTTCGGTTTTGTTTTGTATTTTCATATTGGTTGTGTTCCATATAATTTTTCTGCAAACCATCTTGCACGATCTTTATCAGACGTTAGATTCAAATCCACGCTCTTTCGCTCATTGTAATCTAGTTTCCAGTATTTGTCAATAGCAAACTTTTCCCAAGTGGACAAATCATAATCAGTCATAGAATTTCTATAACTTGATGGCTTGTTTTCATCATACATATGCTTAAAAACATCTCGTACAATAACAACTTTAGTATTACTATTAAGACTATCCCAGTTGTCACTAATCCAATCTTGAACTGCTCCCGGCACATAAGTATGCCTACCTAAAGCGTACCTTAATGCTGCTGTAACCATAATACTTCCATTAGTATCACAATTGAATTTATTTTTTTTCGTTTTCATCAGCATAATCCTTATATAACTTATAATTCATTCCAGATACAAATCCACACTGAAAATAATAAAAGTCATTATCATTTCCTTCGTGGTCGCCATCCAACCACAATTCTCTTGCTAGTTTTTTAGCACTCTCATATCTTTCTCTGATAATATCTAGTTCATCTGAACTCATATCATTCTTTCTACTGTTCCTCTTGGGCCTTCAATAATCTCCATCATTACCTTATTACATTCCAGAATATCTTCATAAATAGTTCGCAATTGTTCGTAGCCTTCTAACTTAGGAGGTAATCGAAATTTACCCAACCTATTTAGGCTGTCCAACTGTTCTTTGAGAATAAATTTAATATCGTCAATATCTTGTTTATTCAGAGTTGTGGGTTCTTTTCCCATATTGGTATCTATTCTAGCCATTTGTTGCCCATTACTTCCCTATTTACCATAATTAAAGAATTGATTATTAGTTTTTAGGGGGTCGATTTGTCGCAAACGATTCAAAATAACGGTCAAATTTCTTGCTTCTGGAATGATTTTTTCATGTAGAGTATCACCAACAACCCTTTTCAAGAGGGCGATTTCTTTATCGGTCAACAATACATTTCTATACATAATTCACTATACCTATTAAGAAAAATACCCGTACTACCAGTAACCAGTATACCAGAGTAACCACTGGTTGTCAACTGGGTTTATCGGCCATTTCCATTAGTGGCCTTTAATCGTTTTTTCACCACCGGCATATTCAATAAGTAAAAATATGGCGATTTTTCTACCAAACAAGAATTATAAGGTAAAAAACCTACTGATTCGGTAGAGGCTGGGATTCTTGAGAGGTATAAACGGGGGTATTAAGGTTCTTGTGACCAAGACTCATATAGTATTCTACCACAAATTTACTAGTAAACATAGTAATTATTGTGAAAACTCCCACAATTATCATGCCTTTTATGAAAGGTTCGTGAAATTCATTGTTCATCATCAGTTTCTCCATATTCTTGGTATAAATAGATATAAAGAATCATATAACAAATTATGCAGAGAGGAATGATAATGTGTCCATAATCTTTCATATATCCTAGATTGTAGTGACCCATAATTTGTTAACCTGTTAGTGTTCTATTCGGGGTGAGAGGAATATTATTTTTGTTTATGTTCTTTATTGTCAATTCCAAAGTATTCTAATACTGATTTGCATGTGCCACAAGTTCCTTTTTTCTTTCGGTTCTTGTTACTATTATAATTACATTTGGCTTTGTGTTTTTTCTTATTTGATTTTGTCATAAAATTTCGCTGACTGTGACCATCAAATCCAAACCGAAAGGTTGGGCTGGAACAATATGAGATTATTCTGTATCTTTGTGTTCAAGTTTCGGAATCATGCTAGTATCATCATATGATATGCTTTTGATATCAATTACAAGAACAGGAGTTTTGTCTGGACTACTCTGTTGAAATTTCTGAACTAAACTATTAATATCAGACAATATCTTTTCGCCGCTAATCCCCTTATTCAAAACATAATATCTCATAAGACTTCATTATCTCGCTGACTACGACCAAAAAAACCAATCTTGGTATATAGGGTGATACAATTTCAAAGACCCTAAAAAATTCGCTGACTACAACCACCAGAACAAAATCCGTAGGATTGGGCGAGACTATGATAAGTCATCTTTATAATCTTCCTCAAGAATTACAGAATAATTATCTTCCATAAATTTAACATCATCATTACTCTGTTTCTCAATAAATGGTTTTTCTATAATCACATATTCTGGTTCAAAGAATATGGAATATAGTATGCAAGAGGTTCCAATTATTGTTAGGATTATAATAACGGTTAACAGAGCCAATGTAGAGTCTTATGTTTAGGGGATAATGTCCTGATGTTCGAGTATTATAGATTGTATATATTCTTCGGTTGTTATGTAATTGTATTCCATAGTGCTTTTATTCTGATTTAGTTGACAATCAACAACTGGCATGGTATAGTGATGTTTGTTAATATGAATGTCCAATGTTTTAACGTCGGGCAAACTTACTATAACCAATGGCCAAATATAGTTATTGATTATCATAGAATCATGATGGCGAGCAACAATGAATCTGTTGAATACCAGCCGCGATTCCAAAACCAAAAGCAATGAAAAATGCTACGGCCAAAACGATCTCCTTAAAATGGTTTACTACTACTTCGAATCCACCACACTCACCCGTATTGTAACATACGCGGCGTTGTGACGCAACTCCTTGGTTCATAAGGACTTACAATCACGATCCTCAATCAAAATTTTTTATTAAGATGGTTTTCGTCCTTGACAACCACTGGTTTCTCTAATACTCTTATGCAGAGAGTTAAGTAACACTATAGAGATAAGAAGTACAATAGATACAATATAGAGTATTATAGAATCTATGTATCTTACATCAACTCTAACACCACCAACTTGACAACTCTCCTCCCTGCATTACTATAAATCACACTCACAGTTGGTTAGATTTTAGTCAAATCCAAATTCCAGTTTTTCTTGGCAAACCGTTTTAGAGGATGCAAACCTTTTTCACCAACATGAAATGAATAAAATTCTTTACTCTTGTCAGGATGATAAATTTTTGCAAGGCTACCTCCATTACTATATTCAATATTATAGCCTAGTTTTTCTAATTGTTTCAGTACTTGATGAACATTTTTCATGATAGATATCCTTGGTCTTTAAAGTAACCCAGAGTTGTTATAAGATATGGCACAAGATTCTTGTTTCTATAAAGATTCAAGATCTCATCATAACTAGCCCAAAAGTATTCACTATGCTCATAGTTTAGAATAACATTTGGATTAAAGATTCTAGAAGCAAAAACAACCTTGCTACTGTTGTTCTTGTAACTAATAGTACAGGATACCAAACTGTCTAATAGTAATCCTGTTTCTTCTAGCGTTTCTCTCCGCACAGTTTGCTCTAGACTTTCATCACCATCTTTTCCACCACCCGGTAAACAATATTTATTTGGTTGCCAAGGTGCTGTGCTTCCCCGCTTTAGTAACAATACTTTATTATTGTGAAAGATTCCAATAGTTGCTGATCTTTGAGTTTTAACTATCATATTAAAATTCCTTATTGGGTGGAAAATCTTTTACCGAATACAATTCCACAGTCTCATTATAATCAAGACCCAAATATTGACTTAATTCAGTATCCACAAGAGAGTCCCAATATTCTTTAGGATCAGTACCATGTTCACTATTATAAGTAATCTTAAGTGTCACATAGGATGTTTTTAGCATTATTCAAACTCCTTGATTGATAGAATGTTTTCAGAACCAAAGTCACCGAAGAATTCAGGATCAGTATATAGTTTATCATTTAAATATTCTGGAATATGACTATCCTTAATATCATCATCAATAACCAATTCCATATTAATAGTAATAACCTTCATTCTTCTCCCCTTTGAATTCTATCAAGATAAATATTTGCCGTTCTAATATAAGCCTTAAGACTCTCAAGATACTGCTGATTATTAGTATCCTGATAGAATCTCACTTGATCACCAATCTTATTGGCCACATAAAGAAGAGCCTCACTATTATTCATAGAATTTTTCCTTTCTGCAAAATCACAAAGACCTTGGTTTTTCGCTGACTATCACTAAGACCGCCAAATCCGCAGGATTGAGTAAGACTTATATTAGATTTGAAAAATAGAAATACAGATTATAATCCTATTATTCTATTATTATTCCTAAGTCCTTTAGCATCAACCACTTACGTTTCATTGTATCGTCTACTAGGTCGCTTGTCCATCACCATTTTTAAGAATCTTCGACAAAGTTTCGTAACCCATTGTGGATATTGGACTTACGACAAAATTTCGCCGCCGGGTTTGTCATAAGTCCTTGTCTGACAAGCACTTACAACAAATGGCGTGAGGGTGGAAACCGCCGTAGGTTATTCCCTCTTTCCCTACGGCGGCTCCACTATCTCCACGAAAGAGCATCAGATTGCGTTGGCAAACTCTAGAGCAGATTCCAACGCCTTATTATTATCATTGGCATTTTGACCGAACCACAAACTATCAAGGCGATTATCAGTGGTGCGACCCTTACCATAGTTCAGATATTCATTGAACCCGTTATAGGCGGCCCACCAAGTACCGCGAACATTAGCCGCAGTCTGTTTCGGGCCTTCGATACGAGCCAGAATATCATCCATAATATTACGGGTACGAGTCTTAATATCCTCGTCAGCACCCTTAATATTCAGGACAACCTTAACATACTTCTCAATATCCTTCTGGTTGAAACTCTTGCTAGCAAGGAACCGATACTGTTCCGCAGTAGCCTCAAAACCAGCGTTAATATTATCCATAATATCGCGGACTTGTTCCAGATTCTTCTGGCTGGAGCGAGTGTGGCGAATACGGATCAGTTTGCTATCATTATGCTTGTGAGCATACGACAGCGTGTTCACGCAGACCACGCGAATCGGAGTGTATCCGACACGAATAGCCGTTGTACCGTCGTGACTATTACTCAGCAGGATAAACTTGCTAACCTCATCACCCGGAACAATCTCGCTATTATCTCGGTTGAGTTGAGCAAGCACCCAGACCTTTTGACCGAGATGCAGCGATCCGGCAGTATGGATCGAACACTCGTTAGCGTCGAGGAAAGGCTGGAACCAATCAAACGCATCCTTATTCTGGAGCGGAGTATAACGAGGGCCGACAACGCCAAGGATGCTGCCATCGCTCTTGCGATAGGTCGCACGATGGTTCACAGGCGTACCGTCAACGGTCTGCAAATCCTTCAGACCTACTTCCCAATCCAGACCAGCAGCGACGATAGCATCATTCACATTGATACCCTCGTCAACGCTATTGCCAAGGCCATGCCAAGGCGTCTCACCAACAAACATCATCTTTTCAACAGCAGCAGGCATAACTAACTCCTTCGTGTTTAACTTCTTCGTTCCGATGCACTGATTCTACCATCTAGTATCGTCTAGTCAAGCGGCAAAACTTGTGAAAAAATTTTTTTGTTCTAAGTCATTGATTGGCAAGTACTTACGCTTCGGCCGCCGCCACCAACTGGACGTAAGTCCTTTAGTGATCTAGGTTTAGGAGCGGAACCCCGAGATCACGCTTGCAGAGTTTAGAACCATCCTCATCATTACGATAAGCACATTCGTTAGGCAGATAGCAATACACACCAACACAATGAGAACACGAGTATTCATCCTTGATTACTTTTTTAATATGTTTTACGGTTCCACCAGAACAGATTAAATCGTCTAATATAATATATTGAAAAGGGGCCACTCCCTCGGTACGAAACTCTGAATAGCATTGTTCCCCCTTTCTTACCACAACAATATTCTTGTTGAGTAACTCTGCGATTTGTGGAACCACCATCAATCCACTTACACCGCAGCAGGCAATACTATCAAAGTCTTTGGCAATCTTTCGCAGATCACACACGGCCTTAATAATAATCTTATTTCTAGCCTTATGATTTAAAACGTGACAGGTATGGCTAGCACCCTGAATATATTTTCCTTCTGTAGTTTTACGAACATCCTCAATCTGATTATTCAAAATATTGGTCATAAAAACGATGGACGGCCGGATTCGAACCGACTAAGAAAGGAAAGATAAAGCGATATGCTTATAATAGAATACTTGTCCCACCAAGTTGCATCCATCAGACGAGAAAGGGCTATTCGTTATCTAGTTCATCCACTACATTATGATAATAGTGTTCGTACTCTTTTTCATCCTCAAAATCATCATAATCTGGTTCGTCAGAATAGTCAGCATAATCATAGAGTTCTTCTGAATCTTCCACAATACGATCATAATCAAACTCATATTCATTTTCAAACATAGCCACTTTCTCCTTTTCCACTATCATACACCAACGAACACGATTGTCAAGTAGGGGCCGAAGGTAACGCTCCTTCTTCAATAGATTAAAAGTCTATTGCATCACTTTAATGCTTGACCCCCGCGAGGAAATCCATTATACCAAGTATTATCGGTTTGTCAAGACCAAAAACTTGAATCTTTCGCTGACTATCGCCAAGACTGCAAATCCGAAGGATAGGGTAAAACAAAGGCGGAGGGAATCGAACCCTCATCTACGGTTTTGGAGACCGTCATTCTACCGTTGAACTACGCCAATGTTCGTAACTCAGACCGTCAGCCTCCGGTTTGCTATCATACTCTATTATCGACAAGAAGCAAGTGAATTCTTTAGTTTTTCTAAGTCTAATCGTACCAAGCACTTATAACTATATCGCGCCGCCATATTTTACCTAAGTCCTTTATCTATAAGCGGATAGAGAGAATCGAACTCTCGTCAACTGATTGGAAATCAGTGGCTCTACCATTGAGCTACATCCGCAAACGGAATCTGAGGGATTCGAACCCCCGGAGGATTTTAACCCTCGGCGGTTTAGTAAACCGCTGCCTTAAACCACTCGGCCAAGATTCCAAACTGGCTCGGTAGGACTCGAACCTACAACCGGGCGGTTAACAGCCGCCAGCTCGACCATTGAGCTACGAGCCAATATTCCGGGACTACGATTTGAACGTAGAATAAAGGATCCAAAGTCCTCTGTGATACCGTTTCACCATCCCGGAGAGCCGACAGAGGGAATCGAACCCCCGACAGGTTGTTTACAAAACAACTACTCTACCACTGAGTTACGTCGGCAATCATTCATTCATCCCTTTAAGGATTCCAACAATAACAGCCACTCCAAATAAAATACCCAAACCACCAGCACTAAAACACGCTGATACAATCATAAATCCAAGAACTATCATTACTAAAGTGCCACAACCATTATTATCTGATGGTGGTAATCGTCTGGCATCTCTACCAGCGTCTCGCCAAAGTCCATACGGGAAATACATATTTCACCTAAATATCATACTCGTTACGCCATAGTTTGTCAATAGCGTTTCGTGTACGGAGCCGCTTGGGCCTGTTGTCCATAGTTGTATCTCGGTATTCCTTGTGTCCCGTAGGCACTTCCCACGGTTTCTTGACCTTGATTTTGATAACTTTGCGGCGTCGTGGAATATCGTCGTTGTTCTGGAGCGTAATCATGCCATTGTCCGTTTTCGTGAAGATAAAATACTTTGTCTACATTAGGATCGTAAGCCATTAAACAATATTGTATAGGATGCTTTACTGGCGTCAAATGCTTTTGTATTATGGGTATTTTGATATCACCCTTTTGATAATCCTTTAATCCAGTATACGCTAGCCCTAAGACAGCAACCACTACGCCAATCCATTGTATCATACCATTTCCTTTTGTCAATCGTCGCTTCATAGATAGTTTATCGACCACGACGAGAAAAAACTTTAATCGTTCCTAAGTCATTGATTTGCAAGTACTTAGGATTAGATGGCCGGGCCGCCCTTGTCCTAAGTCGTTTAGGATCAAGGGGTTACGATTATTCATTATCGTCGCGGCTTAGTTCCCATCCTGCGGCTCTCACAATACTTTTTGTAGAGATTACATTAGTTTTAGAATCAGCACTAATATAGTCTCTATATCCACGTTCATCAGCATAAAAATATTCATCAATAATATCAAACTTATTAGTCATTAGCAGTCCCGTGATACTAGCCTCAAGAGCATCCTTACGACTAATAACAACTTCAAGAGTATTACTCTTTACATAAAACTTAGGCATGGTTCATCTCCGTTCCCAAATACTTCATATCCTCATCACAATCCGCACAAACCGGCGTACCAGTATCTTGATACCACCACGGCGTTACATTGATTTCATCCTCACAAGAAACACAACGCCAAACGTGACGGATTTTAGTATCATCAATAACTTGCCAGATTTCCATGATAACTCCTAGTGGGCAGGAAAGAGAACATTAGCCAGACCGCGAACACACAAGTCACACGATATACTATCCTTCGTGCCAGTGCAAGTAATAACAGACCGACCACGACGAATCTCGGGACAAGTTACAAACTTTGTGCCGTTCAGCACAACCAGTTTCGGCAAAGATTTACGCCAAGCCTCGGCCTTGATTTTGCTCTTGGGTCGCTTGGGTGCAATCTTCATATCGCTATCACACCATGCAAACTTTTTGAAACCTTGTGCAAGAGCCTCACCCATATCATTATCATCATGCACACTAGCATATACATTCATATACTTTTCCAGACTAACAAGCCGGGAATCGTAGATATGAGTATAAAACCACATATCGGGCAGCGTGTCACCATCGGCAAGAATACTCTCACACGCCCACGTTACATTAGCAACATAGTCTAGGTCAAGTTCGCCATTGAGAAACCAGTCGCCACGCTCATGCCAGCGAATAGACTTTTTACGCTTTTTGGCGTCCAGAATCATAGCACGGATTTTGTTTTTCTCCGTGACTACGTTAGCAAAACCAGCAACGCGAGCATTTTTATACTGATTCTCGGTAGCCTCGGCATAGCATCCATTATTGAGATAGTCACAGTCTGGAGGGCAAGTATCGCCAACCGGACGCGAAACCACAATGCAACCCTTACCCAACTTATCGTTACCGTCTGCTGTTTTCATGGCTTTCTCCCTTGGTCTACCGATTCTACATTATAGTATCGGCACGGTCAAGCGAAAAACTGTGATAAAAATATTTTTGTTGTAAATCCTTGTGGCATCAGCACTTAGAGCAAAACCGGCCCTCCGAATTCGTCATAAGTCCTTATGCTTCAATAACTTAGCGAGAGCGACGGGACTCGAACCCGCAACCTCTAGCGTGACAGGCTAGCGATCTAACCGATTGATCTACGCTCCCGAATTATAAATTATGATACCAGCATGTATTTCACTATGACAATTTTTACATACTAATATACATTTATCTAATTCTTTTTTTATTTTAGTTTCATTTTTAGAGAATGACGTATTCTTTATCTTACTTATATTAAAATCTTTTTTAGATGGATGAATATGATGAAAATCTAAAGATCCAATATATTTATTATATCCACATATAATACAAGAACTACCCTTATATTCAACACATTTTGCCTTAAAGGCTCTCTGTCGATCTAGAGTATTCTGATGATTACACTTCCTACAATAACTTTGTATTTTCCCCTTACGATTACCAGATTTTACCTTATATGGTTTCTTTTCTATTTGACCACATTTTACGCATTTCATATTTTACCTCATGGATAGAATCTAAATATCTATCCATATTATACACCAATAAATACTGCCGGAAGGATTTGCACCCTCGTGAGTCAACTTAGAAGGTTGATGCCTAATCTACTCGGCCACGGCAGCATAAAACCGATAGCCGCCAGTTATTCACCAGCGGTCTATCGGATATTATAACATTATATTATGCTCAGGCAACAGCCTCGGCTTCCGATTCAACCTTGCCATTATGAGCATCCCCAGCCTGCTTCGCAGTCACACCAGTGACCCTAGCACGCCATACCTTATAACCCTGCTCGCTAAAAGCCTTGACTTCTCCAGCCTTGACGTTAGCATGAACGTCGCTGGGCAGAGCATCGGTCAGACAGGTGGAGATCGAATCCACCACAACCTCACGGTCAAGATCATCGGCAACAATATCAACAACAAAAGAAAACTTCTTCATGGTAAAACCTTTCCAAGTAATAGTAGTAAACCCAACAAACACATTATACAAGAACCACAATCGCTTGTCAAGTTGCCAATCCGAACTTTCTTAGTGTTGGGATCGGTTGGTCGCTTGTCTTGCGATGCTATCAGTATACCATTGTTATCGTCATTGTCAACAGCGGCTCGTGAATGTTTTTTTGCTTTTTTCCTAAATCATTGAACCATAAGCACTTACGTCAAAATCCCGCCGCCGTCCTTGCTCTAAGTCCTTTAGTAGCAAGGCTTTAAGTCAAGAGAGATAACCCTCACAACCCAAAGAGGTCAGATCACGCAGCAACCCTTCAGCCGCGTCGGGAGTCTTAGCGGTGAGAGTGATGGGATTACCACCACCAATCAAGAAGCCGCCAGCGTCCCACCGACCCACCATACCATCGGTCCAATCCTTCGATTCCTTGAGTCCCCAGCCGGTGTGCTGTCGAACAGCCTTGATGCAAGAGATACGGTTGTCCAAATCCATACCCTTGGTGATCGTAACCATTCGACGCTGGTTCACACCCAAGACCATCTCAAAAGCCTGCGTGATACGCTCTCTAATATCCTCCCTAGCATAGAAAGAAAGTTCCATAGCCTCACGAACACTCAGTTGCAGATTGATCATATTCAAACCCTTTCTTCCAAAATGTAAACTTGTTTGCCGTTAGTTAATAGAGTAGCATACTCGCTACCGTCCCAAATGAATTCGTTATTGTCGCTTTCTCGTCGCCAGTGCGGATCACGAAGTGGATTATAAAACAACTTCTCAAGATTGTCAACAGGCAGAGCGGGATAAAAATCCTTCCTCAACATAACTTCTTCACATCTTACCCACCCACTAACATCATGCACACCAGCCTCAAACACCTGTTTAGCCTTATTCGGCCTATTCCACAACTTACAACCCCGCATCTCTAACTGATATTTTTTGGGGTCAACGTAGTATACATCAACTGTTTCCCCACCCTGCTTAACCTTTATTTGCCAGTGCATATAATGCTGGCCATTACTCAGGTGAAATCGAACTTCGCCATGTAGTTTGTTCTGTTTCATGCTTATACTATACCTTATCGACCAATCGTTGTCAAGACCTTTAAACTTTCGCTGACTACAGCCACTCTAGCCAAATCCGAAGGATTAGGAGAAACAAGGCTGGCTTCCGCCATACTCGACCAGCATTTCAGATAGCCTCTTTTGATATCATTGTGGCTATCCCCCAAGCCTGCTCCC